ACCTAAACCTGTAGGTTATCGCGTACTAATAGCCCTACCACAGCCTGAAGAAACTGTATCAGGTACTTCTATTTTAAAAACAGATACCGCCAAAACACAAGACCACCTAATGTCCATTATCGGTTTGGTTGTTGATATGGGCGCTCAAGCCTACTACGACTCTGACCGTTTCCCTACTGGCGCATGGTGTGAAGTGGGGGATTATGTGATGTTTCGTATGAACTCTGGCACTCGTTTTACTATTGGGGGCGTAGAGTATCGGCTTATGAACGATGACAACATTGAAGCCGTTGTTAGTGATCCAACCGGAATTACGAGGGCATAATCATGGCATTTCAAAAAGTAGAGTTTGAGTTTCCCGACGATGAAGATACTAAATTAGAGGTAGAAGATTCTAGTGCAGTTGAAATTGATATCTCCGGTAAAAAAACTAAAGAAGATTTTATATCAGATGGAGCTACAGAAGATAAGCCTGAACGTAGAGTTGATCCTGTTGAAGATGACTTTGAAATTGAAGTTGTTGATGATACGCCAAAGGCTGACCGCAACCGCAAAGCTTCTGATCCACCGACTGAAGTTACAGATGAAGAGTTAGAGGACTATTCTGATAAAGTCCGAAAACGAATTCAGCATTTTAGTAAAGGTTACCATGACGAACGTAGAGCTAAAGAAGAAGCTCTTAGAGAACGTCAAGAGCTTGAGCGTGTTACCCAACAACTTATACACGAAAACAAAACTCTAAAAGGTAACGTTAACAAAAATCAAACAGCCCTTCTAGATCAGGCGAGAAAAAATTCTCAAGCTGAGACAGAAGATGCTAAACGTGAGTACAAGACAGCTTATGAAGCTGGTGATTCTGACGCTTTGTTAGATGCGCAAGAAAAGCTAACATCTGCTAAGTTAAAAGCCGATAAGCTAGCAAACTTCAAAGTACCCCCTTTACAGGAGGAGAAACCGCTTGTACAACCACGGCAAGAGTCCGCCCCTACCGCAAACGTCGATGAACGAGCCCAAGAATGGCAAAAGGCTAATACTTGGTTCAACGTAGACGATGAGATGACAAGTTTAGCATTGGGGTTGCACAATAAACTTGTCAAACAGGGCGTAAGCCCACAAAGTGAAGAATACTACGAGACAATAGACACTCGTATGCGTCAAGTATTCCCGACTAATTTCGAGGATACAGAGCCGAAACGGAGAAAGACTAATGTAGTTGCCCCCGCAACGCGGAGCACGGCCCCTAAAAAGGTAACATTGAGCAGAACACAAGTCCAACTCGCAAAACGGCTGGGACTGACACCCCAACAATACGCCAAACAGGTTGCATTAGATATGAGGAATAACGATGGCTGAAAATCGCTTAGATCGTGAGCTTGATGCTCATTCAAAAACTGCCCGTAGGAAATCGTGGGAGCGTCCAGAGGTTCTACCTTCCCCCACACCAGAGGCCGGTTATGATTTTCATTGGGTACGTGTAAGTACTCAGGGCTTGGTTGATGCCACTAACGTGTCCTCAAAACTACGAGAAGGTTGGGAGCCTTGCAAGGCTGAAGACCACCCAGAAATTACTATGGTTACTGTAGAGCAGGAACGCTTTAGAGACAACGTGGTTATCGGTGGTTTGATGTTATGTAAAGCTCCAAAAGAGATGATTCAGGAGCGAAATACCTACTATAGTACGCAGGCACAGTCGCAAATGCAATCAGTCGATAACAACCTTATGAGAGAAAATGACCCTCGTATGCCGCTATTTAATGAGCGAAAAACGAAGGTTACTTTCGGTAAAGGAACTTAACTTAGGAGCTAAAAATGGCGTTTCCTACCGTTTCTGGCCCATACGGGCTACGACCACTAAATCTGGTCGGCGGAACCCCCTTCGCAGGGGCAACCCGTCATATGCCCATCGCTTCTGGCTATGCTACTGCTATTTATAATGGTGACGTAGTACAGTATAAAAACGATGGTACACTGATAATTACTACCCTACAAAACAACGCTACACCTGTTGCAGGTGTTGTTGGTGTGTTCTTGGGTTGTACTTACACCGACCCTAATCTCGGGTATACTCTCTTTAGCCAATCTTACCCCGGTAATATCGCGGCTACAGACATTCGCGCATACGTGTGCGATGATCCTAATGCCCTGTTTAAGGTCGTTAGCTGTACGTCTGCAGTAGCAAACGGCGCAGCGGGTGGGTTGCTTCCAGCGTTTAAAGCTCGTACCAATTCAATCTCTAAGAACGCAGAGCTTGTATTGAATACAGGTGTAACCGCTTCTGGAAACAGTCGTATGGGTGTCTTTATCAACAACGTGGCAACCGCATTGCCAATGACCGTTGTAGATATGGTTGAAGGCACAGATAACGCTGCAGGGGAATCAGTAGAATTTATTGTTAAATTCACCGCTGGCTACCACCGTTATACTCATACTGTTGGTGTTTAAGGAGTTAACATAACATGGCAATTTCACGCGCCCAGCTACTAAAAGAGCTGCTTCCGGGCCTAAACGCACTGTTTGGGTTGGAATATGCAAAGTACGGTGAAGAACACACCGAAATCTTTGAAAACGAGTCCTCAGATAGAAGTTTTGAGGAAGAAACGAAATTGAGTGGATTTTCCGCTGCACCTGTCAAAAACGAAGGTTCTGCCATCGAATATGACAATGCACAGGAAGCATGGTCTGCTCGTTATACGCACGAGACTGTGGCAATGGGTTTCTCAATCACTGAGGAAGCTATTGAGGATAACCTGTACGATTCTCTATCGGCTCGTTATACTAAAGCACTAGCTCGCGCTATGGCATACACCAAGCAAGTTAAAGCTGCGTCTATCATCAACAATGCGTTTGCCGCAGGAGTCACTTATGGTGACGGGCAACCTCTTTGTTCGACAGCGCACCCGCTTGTTTCTGGTGGCACTAACTCAAACCGTCCTACAGTTGCGGCTGACCTGAATGAAACTTCGCTAGAAGCGGCTATTATTCAGATTGCAGGCTGGACTGACGAACGTAGTTTGTTGATTGCTGCACGCCCACGTAAACTGGTCATTCCACCTGCCCTGCAATTCGTTGCAACACGGCTTCTGGACACTGATGGTCGCGTAGGCACCGCAGATAACGATATCAACGCTCTGCGTAACAACGGTTCGATCCCAGAAGGTTATGCTGTCAATCACTACCTGACAGACATTAACGCATGGTTCCTGATGACAGACGTTCCTAACGGGTTGAAGCACTTCACCCGTACCCCAATGTCTACATCTATGGATGCGGATTTTGATACTGGAAACAGTCGTTATAAAGCTCGTGAGCGTTATAGCTTCGGTGTATCTGATCCACTGGGTATCTTCGGTTCTCCCGGCGCATAAGCTGAGGGAAACTTGTTACAGGAGGGGCAGCTTCGGTTGCCCCTTTTCTTTTGTTTTATTGTGTGTATACTCTAGGCACCCCTGACAGCCGTAATATGCGGCTGACACTTGCCACGACAGGAGATATTCATGGCTAATACAACTTTTTCAGGCCCAATTCGGGCTGGCACTATCCGCGATACAACTGGAACAACTGTAGGAACTAACGTAGCTAACGTTGGTCAAGTTGTTATGTCGCAATCAATTATGATTGATGCTGAAGTAGGAGCGGGTACACTCGCATTTAATGTTGGTGTAATTCCTAAAAATTCACAACTACTAACCGCTACAATTAGAGTTAGTATAGTTAGCAATGCTGGCGGCGCGGCTACTGTTTCAGTGGGTAAAACCGGTTCGGCGCAGTATTTGATCGCAAACACTAGTATTAAAGCTCTTGGGGAAACTTCATCCATCGCTAATGGTGCTTTGGACGAAGCAGACCGTTTTGATTCTGACACTCAGATTACAGCAACACTAATTTCTGCTGGAGCTACTGCAACGACAGGTCAGGTTACGGTTACATTTACTTATGTGCAAGCCAACAACCTACAAGACGGGTTAGTAATAGCTTAATAGGGCTAAGGAGTAAGTAGATGGCTGCTAATTTAGTACGAGCGTTTAACTTTGCCACAGGCGATACTGCGGCCCTTGTTGGACCTAACCGCGCCCGGATTCTTGGTGTGTTGGTTAACGCCGCCGCCGCTTGCACGTTTCAGTTACGTAATGGCACCGCCACTGGGGATATACTGTTAGACCTTACACTGCCTACAGGTTGGAACGATGTATATATCCCTGCTGACGGTATCCTAGCCACAGACGGTTGTTTTGTAGCTGCTTTAACTGGAGCAGGAAATAAAATAACCGTAATACTGGAGTAATCTTGTGCGGTCATATTTTAAAAAAGGTGGGGGAGTAAAATCCCCCGCTTGGACACGCAAAGCAGGCAAGAGTGAGTCCGGTGGACTCAATGCAGAAGGCGTTGCCAGTTACCGAAAAGCTAACCCCGGCAGTAAGTTAAAAACTGCGGTTACTACCAAACCCAGCAAACTTAAAAAAGGGTCTAAGGCCGCAAATCGGCGTAAGTCTTTCTGCGCCCGTATGTCGGGTATGAAGAAACGCAATACAAGTTCTAAGACGGCTAACGATCCAGATAGCCGTATTAACAAAAGTTTACGTAAATGGAATTGTTAGGAGCTACACTATGGACAAGATGAAAAAATACAAGTCCGGTATGGATGTACAAGGAGGTATTGACTCTGCTGCTAGAGCCGAGGCTGGGAGTGTTATGGAAGGTCAACGTATCTCTTCAGAAATGCCCGGAGTAGCAACGTCGTTGCGTCCGAAGATGCGGCCTAAGTCAGTAGAACAAAAAGCAAAGATGCGTAAAGTAAAACCAAAAATGCGCCCTGAAGGTATGAACATGGGCGGCAAAGTACCCGGATATTCTCAGGGTAAAATGGTTCGCGGTTACGGTAAAGCCCGTGGTGGCAAAGCCTGTAAGATGCGTTAATGCGTAGGTATTACAAATCCGGTGGGTGTGGGTGTTCTTCTTGTAGCGGTAAAGGCTACAAGAAGGGTGGCACAGTCAAGGATGATTGCTACCGTAAAGTAAAAGCCTCGTATAAGGTTTTTCCTAGCGCGTATGCAAGTGGTGCCATAGCAAAGTGTAGGAAGAAGAAAGGCGGTAAATAATGGCTGTTCGTAAGACAGCAAAGGGAGCCGCCTTAAAACGTTGGTTTAAAGAGGATTGGAAAGACGTCCGCACAGGTAAAGAGTGTGGTCGGCAGGAGGGCGAGAAACGCGGTACACCGTACTGCAGGCCGTCTAAGCGCGTATCTAGCAAGACTCCTAAAACTAGCAGTGAAATGACGAAAACAGAGAAAAGTAAACGTATAGCGCAGAAAAAACGTTTAGGTCAGCCTGCGGGAAAACCTAAGCGTGTAGCCCCTGCAAAAAGGCGTAAGACATGACAACATCAGGAACCACCGCGTTCAATATGGACTTCACGGAAATTGCTGAAGAAGCATGGGAACGTGCGGGGCGTGAGCTTCGCAGTGGTTATGATTTACGCACCGCGCGGCGATCCATGAATCTAATGACAATTGAGTGGCAGAACCGCGGCATAAATATGTGGACTATTGATTCTGGCACTGTAAATTTAGTGAAAGGTACTTCTAGGTACTCCTTACCACTAGATACTATTGATTTAATGGAACATCAAATACGTACTAATTCTGGTAGCGCCAGCACACAATCGGACTTAACCATAAGTAGGATTAGTGTATCCACGTATTCTTCTATACCTAACAAGTTAACAGAAGGGCGACCTATACAGTTATATATAGAACGCTTGCGTGCCGAACCACATGTTAACTTGTGGCCTGTACCAGACAATAACAACTATGTGTTATACTACTGGCGTATGCGCCGTATCCAAGATGCGGGAGCTGGAGCGGAAACTGCAGATATGCCGTTTCGGTTCCTACCATGTCTTGTGTCGGGGTTAGCGTATCATATAGCCGCAAAGGTTCCTGAGTTAGCTCAACGCGTCCCTATGCTAAAAGAAATGTATGACGAACAGTTTAACCTCGCCGCAGGGGAAGATCGGGAAAAAACAAATGCTCGCTTTGTGCCTAGAATAGGTAGGATCGGGTAATGGGCGCTAGGTTTGCTTCTTCTAAAAACGCGTTAGGTATGTGCGATGTGTGTGGGTTTCAATACAGGCTACGTGAATTACGCGCGTTGTTTGTTAAAACTCGTAATACAAACCTGCGCGCTTGTAGAGAATGTTGGAACCCCAGCCACCCTCAACTTATGCTTGGGGATAAACCTGTTAACGATCCTCAAGCTATTCGTGACCCTAGACCAGATACAAGTTTAGGCCTTACAGGTACAAACAGTAGCAGAAATGTGCAGTGGGGGTGGAATCCCGTAGGTTTTTCTACATCGCCCTATTTTCTACTACCTAATAATTTACTGTGTACTACTGCACTTGGACAGGTTACCATAACTACTAATACTTAGGAGTTTACTATGAAAGCTAATAAAGATTCAAATGTCTTTGGGATGAAGGCGGTCAAAGTACACAAAGATAAAGGTGTATACCCCTGTCCTGAAGCGCCAAAGCCAAATATGAGCGGTGTAAAGACCAGCGGAATTAAAGTTCGTGGTACAGGCGCAGCTACAAAAGGTTTAATGGCTCGCGGTCCTATGGGGTAAGCTATGCGTAAGGGTAAGACGTTTACAGAGGCGCATAAAAAAGCGAAAAAGATAGGTACGTGATATGAACTATACCGATCTAACGCAAAACATCGAAGCCATCTGCGCGATGAATTTTTCAGACGCGCAGCTAGCGTTGTTCGTACAACAAGCAGAGCAAAACATATATAATTATGTTCAAATACCTGCGCTGCGTAAAAATGTTACTGGTTTATTAACAATTGACAGTAAATATCTTACTGTGCCCAGTGATTTTTTATGGAGTTATAGTATTGCGATAGAAACCGCAACGGACACATGGGCGTTTTTAATTAACAAAGATGTTAATTTTATGCGTGAGGCTTACCCAAATTCTTCTGTAACTGGTGTACCAAAACACTACGCTTATTTTGACGCTACTAATTTTATATTAGCACCTACGCCTAGCGCAGCCTACAGTGTGGAGCTGCATTATGGATATTATCCAGAATCTATTGTAACTGCGGGAAATACGTGGCTTGGTGACGAGTTTGATTCTGCGTTGTTAAATGGGGCGCTAGTTGAAGCTATACGCTTTATGAAGGGCGAAGAAGATATGGTTGTTATGTATGATAAATTGTTTAGTCAATCAATGGCCCTGCTAAAACAACTTGGCGATGGAAAACTACGCGAAGACGCGTATCGTTCAGGGCAACCTCGCGTGCCAGTGAAGTAGGAAAATACTATGTCCATAACTCAATCCATGTGTACCTCGTTCAAGAAAGCACTTCTTGATGGAGAGATGGACTTTAGTTCCAACACAACGCAAACGTTTTATATTGCTCTCTACACTGAAGACGCAGAGTTAGATGCCGATACTCAAGTGTACACAAATACTAATGAAGTAGTTGGTACAGCATACGTAGCGGGAGGAAAACTATTAACCATATCGCAAACACCTATTACTAGCGGCACTACGGCGTACATAAACTTTGGCGATGTTACGTGGTTTTCTTCAACAATTACTGCCCGAGGAGCCCTAATATATAGAAACGCGCCGTCAAATGCTGCTGTCGCGGTACTCGATTTTGGTTCTAATAAATCAACTGCAGGCGCTAATTTTGTTATAGATTTTCCAACTACCGGAGTTAATACTGCATTAGTGAGAGTGCTGTAATGACTGTATTTGGGAACAGAGTAAAACAATATACCACTACAGTCGGTAACTCTAGCCCATTAACTTTGACCATTGCGGTAGAAGCGTATCAAACCATAGCCTCTGCAGGTATAACTGATACCAGTATTGTAAATTATGTTATAGAAGACGGACTTACGTGGGAGATAGGTACTGGGGTTGTAGGGTCTAGTGGTACTACTCTAACTAGAAACTTAATACAGTCTAGCACTGGATCGTTATTAGTTTTAACTGGAAGTGCTTATATTTTTCTCAGTACTGTAGCCAGTGATTTTGATAATATCCCTAACCAACAAGTTAATACGACTAGTAGCCCGAATTTTGCGGGGTTAACTGTTGGAACCGCCGCACTTGCGGGCAATACGCAACTTTGGGGAAACTTAACTGTTGGGTCAGCCTCCGTTCCATATGATGTAACTTTTAGTGGCTCTAATTTAAGTTTAGTGTGGGAGGGCGCTGCTAGTAGACTCAAATTTGCTAATAATGTTGAAGCTCGTTTTGGTGCTAACACTAATTTACGTGTATACTATGACAACGCATCGTCGGGTACTAGTTACATTAGGTCAGGTGCCGCTACTGATTTAGTTATTATGGGTGGTTCTAATGTAGACGTTGCTATAAAGGGTGACAACGGGGTCAACACGGGCAAAGTTAATTATTTCTTGGCTGAGGGGTCTACTGGCGAAGCAAGCCTGCATTTTTACGGAAATGAAAAGCTTGCTACAAAAACCACGGGCGTAGATATTACAGGGAATATAACAGTAAGTGGAACTGTTGACGGTGTAGACGTTGCAACTATAGGTCCGCTAGCGCAGAACGCGCTACAGAAAGACGGTACTGTAACTCCTACAGCCGACCTACCTATGGGAGGTTTTAAGCTTACAGGGTTAGGTACACCCACAGCAAACACGGACGCTGTTACCAAGACATACGTAGATAACCTTGTAGCCGCGGGGATTGCCTATCACGCTCCTGTTAGATTAGCGTCTACTGTTAACTTATCCGCAGCGTATGCTAACGGCAGTTCTGGGGTAGGTGCCACACTTACAAACAACGGTACTCAAGCTGCACTTTTGCTTGATGGTATTGCGGTGGTTCAAGGTGATCGCGTTCTTATAGATGCACAATCTAACGCTGCCCATAACGGGGTATACACCGTTACGAACATTGGTTCTGCGAGTATTAACTGGGTACTAACACGTGCTACGGACGCAGATACTTATGCTAACGTAGGAGCTGATGGGCTTGGAGAAGGCTCTGCTTTTTTTGTTACTGAAGGTGTTGCTGAAGCAGGACACCTTAAAGTTTGCAACACATCGGGGGTTATAGAATTTGGTACAACAAACATTACGTTTGTTCTAGCCGCTGATTCTACTATCTATACTGCGGGTACGGGCGTAGCAATAACCGGGACAGAAATAAGTATTGGTCAGGCCGTAGCAACTACTAATACACCTTCATTTAGTGGCGCGGATTTTACAGCTAATGTAGACTTTTTAGACAATATTCAGGCTAGGTTTGGCGATAATTCTGACCTTGTTATACATGCTCAAACTGGCGTTACCGGTAGTCGGATTCAACATACGACAACGGGCGGAGCCCTTAATATACAATCAGCTTCAACTATTCAGTTATATGATACGACAAACAGTCGATTGTGGGCGAATTTTGAATCTAGTGATATTACTTTTTATCGGGGTGGAATCGAATCGTTAACGCTAGAGTTTGGTAAGACCGTAATAAACGGGTCAGTTGAGATAGGAAGTGCGCTACAACACGCGGGAAATACATCAAATAAAATATCTTTTGGTCCCGATATTCAATGGTTTACTACTGGCGGCACCGAGCGTTTTAGGATTGACAACAACAAGGTGGCTTCTAGGTCGCCATTTTATGCCGCTAACGTTAGTTTTATAAGTAATACCGCGGGGGCTGCAACCGGTGACGTTTCGTTAACTAGACCTGCCGCGGAACAAATGTCGTTATTTACTGGAACTCTAGGTAGCGGTACAGAACGAGTTAACTTTAGTGCAAATGGAATAGAAATAAAGACGGGACGTCTGGCGGTAAAAGATGCTTCTACGGCAGGTACAGTCCGGTTTCATGAGTCCGCTGCAGGGGCAAATTATGTAGACGTTGTTGGTCCTACAACATTAGCTGCAGATTTTACATTAACTTTACCCGCAGCATCGGGTACTGTTGCATTAACTGCAGATATACCCGCAGCCGGAGTAAGCACAGGCAAAGCTATTGCGATGGCTATAGTTTTTGGATAGGAATAAATTATGGCTAACCCTAATATAGTAAACGTTACGCAGATATACGGTAACACATTATACTATGCTCTAGGCACCACAATAACGTCTCTCAAAGCTGGGTCAGCTAACAACGTACTTAAAATGAACACTATTATTGTAGCAAATATAGATGGCACAAACGATGCTACTTGCGATATTGGTGTATTACGATCAAGTGTCCTCTATTACTTCGCTAAAGGAATTAATGTTCCAGCAAATAGTAGTTTAATTGTGTCATCCAAAGACACTGCATTTTATTTGGAAGAATCTGATGTTCTACAGGGGCTGGCTTCAGCAGCATCAGATTTACAAGTATCTCTCTCTTATGAAGTTATTACTGATACGTAGGGGGGAGTATGGTACATCCTTGGCGTAGGACAGGAAGTGTTTTTGGAAAAAAGGGAGCGGCTGGCTACCCCGAACAAAGTGGGGTATACGATTTAAGAAGCCCCTATATAAATTTAAATTTCGCCAATCCAATTGGGGAAATTCAATATCTTACTACGGGAGCGCACGTTTTTACCGTACCCCCAAGTGTGACTAATGTTAGCGTTGTGTGTATTGGCGGCGGTGGTGGCGGTCTGTATTATAATAACAGTAGCTCAACCTATACATATAGAATGAATGGTGGTGGTGGCGGCGGTCTTGTGTATGTACCTTCTTTTGGAGTAATCCCCGGAGCCACGATCAATGTAGCTGTGGGAGCGGCTGGTCAAAGTGGAGCATACAGCCAAGGTAGCACGGTGGGGGGTAATTCTTCCTTTGGTCTTTTAACTGCCACAGGTGGAAACCCCGGAAGATACAATGCTAATATAACAGGAGGTGGAGGTTCAACGGGGGGTTATGCTGGTGCAGTTATTAATGTAGGCGGTCAAAGTCAGGGTACGGGTTCTAATGGTAATGGCCCAGCAGGAGGTGGGGGAGCCGCAGGATACACCTCAGTCGGCGGCATAGGTTGGAACCGCGCTTCTGGTCAACCCACGTATAGCGGAGATGGCGGTGGCGGCGGGGGCTGGCGCACTGCTAATTACAGCAGCCTTGGCGGCGGTGGTGTAGGTATATTTGGCGCAGGTTCTAACGGAACTCAAGGCGGTCCGAATACTCAAGCGGGTAGTGGTTCAGGCGGCACTAACCCCACATCCAACCAAGTGGGAGGACTATATGGTGGCGGTGGCGGCGGCAATTCAAGTGTTTTTTCCGGTACTGGTGGCGATGGCGGACAGGGGGCTGTTAGAGTAATATGGGGCGCGGGGCGCGCATATCCTTCTACTAATACCGCGCAATCTTATAGCGACGGCAACGTCACTATTGTGTAGGAGTCAAATATGAGTTGGCGAATAAATGGGGGACAGATAGGAGTCAAAAGAACATATAATGTCGTTAGCGATGACGGCATATGGGACTTATCCGCACCTTATGACCGTTTAAATGTTCTCCCTACAGGGGAAGCAGTGTTTTCAGGAACAACAACAGGAACTAGTAGAGTTCTTGCGTGGACTGTACCCGCGGGGGTAACCAATGTGTCCGTTGTAGTTGTTTCAGGTGGCGGAGGATCAAGCGGTTGTCCCGGTACTAGTAATCTTAGTGCCGCAGGTGGCGGCGGAGGTGCCCTTGCGTATGCAAACAATGTAACTGTTACTCCCGGGTCAAATTGTAGAGTAGAGGTAGGTGGGCGTGGAACTAGAGGTACAAATGCTTTTGATATTCCCGGCGGCAATGGAACTCAATCACAATTTTATACTAGCGCCACAGCTATACCAGCTAATCTAGCTGTATCCTGTTTTGGCGGCACTGGTGGTAGCCGCGTTGCTGGTGGCGGCGGAGCAGGAGGCGTAGTTGTTCAAGGTACGGGGGGAACAGGAGGCGTAGGAGGCGATCCGTTAAGTAATAACGGCGGTGGCGGCGGAGGAGGAGCTGGTGGCTATTCCGGTGCAGGCGGCGATGGAGGCGAAGGTAATAATGGTGTAGGCGGAATCGGAAGTGGTGGCGGTGGCGGAGGGGGAGGAGGGCGTAGCCTCGCAGGCACCCTTCCTAATACTGGAGGAGGGGCAGTAGGCGTTTATGGTGCAAGCGGCGATGGAGTTGGTGGAGCCACAAACAATCCGGGGGGCGGGGGGTCTGGTGGCTCTATTGGTACTTCAGAAGGAGGTACTCCGGGGGGAGGTGGCGGTGGAGTAGAAGATGATACGGCTTCGGATGGTCAATTTGGTGGGTATGGCGTAGTTAGAGTGATATGGGGTCCGGCGCGAACTTTCCCCACTACTAATGTTTCGCTGGCCGCTAGCAATGGCAATGTAACTACTTATTGAGGTGAGTAATGTTAGGTTTTGATCCTGTAGCAGCTAGTCCCACGGCAGGACTTGGAACATTTAATGTACTCTTTTCTGTAAATGGGGTAACTTGTACAGTTGTATTAGGGCGTTTAAATATTTGGAACCCAATTTCTCCGGTTCCAAATGGTACTTGGGTTCCTATTTCTCCCCCAACAGGAAATCAATGGGGTGAAATAATACCTGTTGATTACCTTATCGTAGCTACTGATATTTTACGTATTGCTGTAGGGTTAACTGATGGTGAGTATTATACATTTTTAACTACTGCTATTCCTGAACGCCCTGCAGGTCGCGGTGATATTGACGGCAATGGCACAATAACTGTTTTTGATTCCCTAAATCTTGCCAGATACGGAGAAGGAATCCCTATAGATACTGTGCCTCCTGCTCCACCACCAGCGGAAGTGTACATTTATTTAAATGATGTGTTTGTACCGCAACTTCGCGCGTATGTAGAATCCGCGGCACGCGCTACATATCAGCCGATTGCAATTAATACTGGAACTACCTATACTGCCATAAATCCTAACACTACGACCACGTGGACTGAGATTAAACCGTAGGAAAATACTATGAGTACTTACACCGATAATAACGGCATAGAAAAAATTACCCCGGGGCAGCAAGATGGTGCGTGGGGGGTAACTACAAACAATAATTTTGATTTTATAGACGCTTCCTTAGATGGTCATGTCACAGTAACACTTTCGTCCGCGGGTAGTTCAGCTTCTCCTAATTTAATACCAATAACTGACGCCGTTACCTCAAACGGCAGAAATAGGGTTATAATTATTACTGATGGAGGCGACTTAAACGGCACAGTATACGTAAAATTAACTCCTGATAATGCAAAAAAAGTTATTTTTATACAGAATAAATTAACCGGTAATCGGGATTTAATCATATCACAACGATCTATATATTCTTACTTAGATGCTTTTGTGTTATCCCCAAACAATAGCGGGTATCTACCTGCCTCTCCGTATCCTGCCGCGGTAGTATCTTTTGATGGACAAGGCTCTAGCGCAAAAGTTACTGGGGTTCTAGATAATCTGCAGACTAGCGGTGTATATGCTAATGATCTAGGTTTTAGGTTAACTTCGGACCCTTTATCAGACCGTTCAGGTTCTATTACTGGGGTAAGTGTAACCGGAGGGTGTTTACGACAAACCCGGACTAGAATGGAGGGATTGCTTGAACGCGTCCTTACTATTAGTAGTGCAACTGGAACTATAGCCGCTTTTGATACAAAAACATACAATACGTTTGTACTTAATCAAACGGGGAATATTACAGGCCTTAGTTTTTCAAACCTAGACGCTTCAAGTTCGGTTTACAAATGTGACCTTATTTTTATACAGTTTGGAGCGGGTAATTTTACTGTTGCTTTTCCTGCTAATTTTAAGTGGATTAACAATACTGTACCTTCCGCCGCGTACCCTGCTGGAAGAATTCAAAAAGTTAGCTTACTTACTTATGATGGGGGCACTACCTTTTTAGCTGAACAAGCCTTTAATATGTATTAAATATGGATGTAGATACACTCATTAACACCTTCTTTACTGCTTCTATTGCAGGGATAGGGTGGTGGTTAAAAGCGCAGCATGACGAATTAAAACGCGTGCAGATTCTTGTCAATCGTACCCGCGAGGAACTTGCTAAAGAGTATTCTACAAAAGTCGAGAGCAACACGTCCATAGACCGAGTTATAACTAGGTTAGATGCTCTCGACAGTAAGATGGACAGAATGTTAGAACGGTGATATACTAAAAACACTTCCACGTATTCGTGCGCTTTTATTGTAGTTATAACACTAAATAAAAAGGCACAGGGGTATGATTGATCCAGTTACTGCGTTTGCCGCTGCTAATGCCGCTTTCAAAGGCGTTAAGATGTTGGTCGGTGCAGGGCGTGAGATTGAAGACGTTAGCAAACAACTTGGTGCATGGTACGGCGCAGTCGCAGACATAAATAAGGCTGAGTCTCAACGTAAAAAGCCTACGTTTTTAGAGAAACAATCTCATTCTGGTAACATAGAGCAAGAGGCTATGGACATTGTTGTCCGTAAAAAGACTCTACTAGAGCGGGAAAAAGAGATTAAGTTTATGCTTAATATGCGATTTGGCCCATCAACATATGACGAAATGTTGGGTATGCGTAGACAGATACGTAAAGAAAGAGAAGAAACTGTGTACGCAGCGATGGAAGCCAAGAGACAAATAGCTAATAATGCGGCAATAGGTGGGTTATCTATAGGTATTATTAGTATGCTTGGTGGTGGTATTTATTTAATTGTATTGGCTACGCAATGATTTTGCTCGCTCCTTATACTAAGTCTGTGGTTACATGTGCTTTTGCTATAACCCCAGTTCTCGCTGGGGCTATTCTTTATGTTAGTTTGGTTAATCCTGAATATGTAACGTGTCATTTGGCTAAACGAGCCACAATACAAGGCGAAAAGGTCTGTATTTACAAAGGACCAAATAATACGGTAGGGTATCACTACCCAAGTTTTAATTTTAAAGAGTGTCCATCTACGTTTCAGTGCCGCTATTCTCCAAACACTAAGCGGCGTCCTACGGTTAAAGAGATAATGAAAGGCTTGCAAGGAGGCTTTGAATGATAACACTACTTAATACATTAGTTGGTCCTGTTAGTAACTTGCTAGATAAATTCGTTGCGGACAAAGATCAAAAGGCCATTTTAGCGCACCAAATAGCCACTATGTCTGAAAAACATGCGCAGGAAGTTATGCTTGCGCAAATTGAAGTTTTAAAAGCTGATGCACGTGGTAATTGGTTTCAGGCGTCATGGAGACCGTTAGTTGGTTGGATTTGTGGTCTATCTTTGGGTATTAACTTTATGGTTAGCCCCATATGCGCAGGGTTTGGAGTTAATATACCCCAAGCAGATATGTCAGTTATGATGCCTCTTTTACTTGGTATGTTAGGCATTTCAGGTATGCGCAGTTTTGATAAACTAAAATCTACGGACTCAAAATGACCAGTGCTATGCAATGCCTCCAAGAAAAAATTGGTAGTACGCCAGACGGATCGTTTGGCCCTAATACTGCAAAAGCAATTGCTAAGCATTACGACTTATCTCCGTATAGAGCCGCGCATCTTCTTGGGCAAGCTTCACATGAAAGTGGGGGGTTTAAACGTACTCGTGAAAATTTAAACTACAGTTGGTCTGGGTTAATGAAAACATGGCCCACAAGATTTAAAACAGAAGAAGAAGCTAAAAAATACCACAGGCAACCAAGTAAAATTGCGGGTAAAGTTTACCTACGTAAATCTCTTGGGAATGAATCAGTAGATGACGCTAGGAATTTTATAGGTAGAGGCTTTGTGCAGTTAACAGGGCGCGCAAACTACAAAGCTTTTGCCACAGATATGAATGTTCCTGAAGTGTTAATAGACCCTAACTTAGTTGAGGGTAAATATGCTTTTGAAACAGCGTTATGGTTTTTTAACAAGAATGATTTGTTTACTGTTGCAGACCGCGGTATAAACGAAAACACTATTACGCAAATAACTAAACGTGTAAACGGTGGTCATCATGGGTTAGACGATAGAATTGCGCAGACAAATAAAATATACCGCTGGTTATCCTAGTGGTCAATACGGAGTAATTTTATGGTTGTTCGGCGGTTAGAATTTGTACCCGGAATTAATACGAGCAAAACAAATTATTCGCGGCCCGGCGGTTGGTTTTACTCTAATTCAGTGCGTTTTGTGCAGGGGCAACCAGAAAAAATTGGTGGTTCTAGCACGTTAATAACGGGCCAAGGTAGTACTGCTTTTTTAGGTATAGCTCGCTCTATATGGGATTGGAGTAACTTATCGGGAATACAATATATTGGAGTCGGCACTAATCTTAAATATTATATTGCAAGAAACAATAGATACTATGATGTAACTCCTATTGACTCTACAGAAACATTAGCGGCTAACCCGTTTTACTCCGTTGCCGGTTCAACACTCGTACAAGTCACTGTGGCGGATAATTCGTCTCTCAATGTTGGTGATTATATAGGATTTAGTCCCGCGTCTATAACGGGTAATGGTGTTACGATAACCGAATTTGCTGTTTCCCCTGCGTCAAATGACTACGATTTTTTGTATAAAATTACTGAAGTTCCCGCAGGGTCTACAACTACTTTTGTTTTTGACAGTTTTGACACGGCAAGTTCTACTGGAACTTTTGGGGGTTCTGGAGTTATAGTATCGTATTTATTACCTTCAGCATCAGCAACAGATACGGTTCTATCTGGGTGGGGAACTGGTCTTTGGGGACTTGGTAATTGGGGCCATACTCCTGCGGGATCGGTTGAAAATCCTCAACTTATGCGTTTATGGAGCCAAGATAATTTTGGAGAAGATTTAGTATTTGGTCCTCGTGGAGGAGAATTGTATTATTGGGATACTTCTTCTGGAATGGGTGTTCGGGCAGTTAAATTAAATACTAGGCCCGGAGCGTCCGATGTTCCAGTGATACAAAACCTTATGCTTGTATCAGACTCGCAACGGTTTACTTTTTGTTTTGGGACTAATCCTGTAGGGTCAACGGATCAAGACCCTTTGTTAGTGCGGTGGTCTGACCAAGATAGTGCTACAAATTGGACCCCTAGTGCTATTTCTCAAGCAGGAGGGATAGCGTTATCTAACGGAAATAGAATTGTAGCCGCGCAACAAGCTAGACAAGAAATACTTGTTTGGACCGATACTGCGTTATTTTCATTGCAATATGTTGGTGTTGACAGTGGCGTATGGGGATTAAATATTGTAGGAGAAAACATCTCCATAATGTCTCAAAACTCAATTGCGTATTCTAATGGCATTGCGTATTGGATGGGTAATGGGGAGTTTTTTAAGTACGACGGCAGAACACAGGTCTTGCGGTGCGATGTAAAAAATTGGGTGTTTGACACCCTTAACTCTATTAACCTTCGTAATGGGCTTAATCGTACTCAAAAAGATCAAGTATGTTGTGGCACTAACGAAAATTTTGGTGAAATTTGGTGGTTTTTTAAAGGCCTAGGCGGTGTAAACAGCAGCGGGGACCCAACCAATTACACCCGCTACAATGATCGGTATGTGGTATATAATTACGAACAAGATATTTGGTATTTTGGTACTTTTTCTACACCCGGGTCGCTTGTAGACGGGACTAGGACTGCGTGGATAGATTCTAGAACGTCAAATAGCCCAATTGCCGCCACCGCACCAAATGAAGTATCAATAAGCTTACGTAATGCCGCTGGACTGTCGCAAATCGGGCGTCTAGTACAACAGGAAATAGGGAACGACATTGTACAGATTGTAGATGATAACGGAGTTTCTCTTTTTTCGTCGCCAGTTACAGCTACTCAGGTTTTACCCGCAGCTATAGAATCTACTATGTTTGATTTAGACGGAGGGGACCGGTTTATGTTTGTAGATCGTATTTTGCCCGACATATCTTTTGACGAAAGTAGTCAGAGTACTGCCTCCGCTACTATAATTGTATCTGCGCATGACACTGCTGGAACAGGAACGCACCCCCCAGTAGGCGGCACGAACGGCGGTATTAGTGCGGTGGTGCAAGTAAATAGTCAGGGGTGGGAGTTTACTAATAGTGAATACTCAGTTCGTATGCGGGGGCGTGCCATGACTTTTAGAATATATTCTGATTCTGGTAATTCACTGGGTGTAAAATGGCATTTAGGAGTTCCTAGAATTAACATACGTGCTGATGGACGAAGGGGAAAAAACGTTGTCGGGTAATGATTTAATAGTAGAGTTTCGCGCTCCTGCGTTGGGGGTAGCCGCTAAAGAGTATAATCAACAGTTGGAAGAACAACAGTTAAACATCTTGCGTCTCTACTACACTAGGATAGATAATGCGCTGCGAAATAACAGTCAGGCGTTACAATCGCAAGCTATGGGATGGTATATGAGCTAATGTCTAATAGATACGTAAATGCAAAATTAAAACTAGACACAACAGGTACTAGAGATTTGTATACATGCGCAGAACAAACCACCGCGATAATAAAATCTATTAGCGTGTGTGATTTTTCTGGCAGCGGAGATACTATTTCAATATTTATAAAAAATGGAACGCCCGTCTACGTTCTCTTTGTTAAGGCAATTACCGGTACATTAGAGTTGTTAACAGCTCCGTTAGTGCTAAACACCGGAGATATACTACAAGTCACCGCTGCAACTGCAAATAGATTAGATGTAGTCGCTAGTGTTTTAGAAATTACTTAGTATACTATACGTACCCTTAACAAATAGGTGCGTAAATGAACTTTTTAGACCTCTTCGATGCTTGTGTAATCGAAACCAACCCGCGTCCAGACAAATATACAAAACCAACATCTTTAAATATAGGCCTTAGTGAAGAAGACATTGGGCTAGACAGTCTAGACGTTACACTTGTCCTTGTACTTTTGTTTGAAATCTATGGGATACCAGAGACAGAAGATTTTGCTGTACCTACTACAAGCTTAGGCGCGGTTTGCGATTTTATGCACAACAACAAAACTAAAGATTTTGACACAGTATCCGCGGCTATGGAGGCTGTAACATGATATACTTATCTAAACTTTTTAGTACCTCAACAACCGCAACCACACTTGTAAATGATGTACCGTTTCCGCAACATGCGCATATCATACCTAGTACTTTTAGGCGCGCTAAATCGGGATTAAAATATCCTCCGCATACATTATTAGAAACTGTAGTTACAAACGAAGCAGTAGAGTATGTGTTAAATAATCCAGTAAAAGGCAAAACAGGATTTATATTTGCCGCAGGTAATCAAGGCTGGATGGGTAATAATGGTCGATATGATAAAGATGATACTACTGAACTGCACTACAAAGTAAAACTGCCCTTTATTGTGCTTACCAATATATACGCAGGTCGTATTGCAAGTATATTTCATGTCCACGATCATGTATCTACAGACGCTAGCGCCTGCGCTTCAAGTTTAAAAGTTATGATGGACGTGCAAAATCTAATGAATAATTTTGATTTTGACCGCGTTATTGTGCTTACTGGAGAAGACTCAGTTAACAATCTTACATTAGAATTTTTTGGCGAGGCTGGGGCTAGTTTACAATACAAAGACGAAGAACACACACGCCCGTCTGCTTTCGATAGTAGCAACCAAGGATTTTTTCTAGGGCAAGGTGCAGCTTTGTGTATATTTGAAAAGGATCACAGGGGACTAGACAATCCCGAGGCCGCGTTTCTTGGGGCGTACACGTCTGCAGAAAACAACACAAATCCCCTTGGACAACGACCTGATGGCGAAGGTTATTCTAAAGCTATTGAAGGCTCCTTACGTGTGGCAGGGGTACGTAAGGAAGATATACAGGTGGTAAAAAGTCATGGGACAGGCACAGAGGTAAACAACAGGGCAGAAAAAACGGCGCTACAACGTAGTTTAGGAGAGTTTATGGCTACATCTTACAAACAACGTATAGGTCATACTATGGGGGCTAGCGGGTTATTAGAAACGGGGCTGTTGCTTAATGATTTAAAACGAGGTATTGTTCCGAAAATCCTCAATAGAACTGAACACGATGATGTGTTTTTGTCCTATGATGCGTCTGCTCCAAATAAAGGAGCGTTTATAAGTTTAGCTGCAGGTATGGGTAACGTCTATTCAGCAGCTATATTTTCGACAGGGATGTAGATTTTGGAAGTAATTGATAGTAACGAAAGAAAATTATCTCCCCCCGAAATAATTATAGCTGCGTTAAGTAATCTTGGGTCGGGAGACTACACTCCGCAAGAAGGATTAACTTCTATAGCGGTAGAAATAGATCAACCAAACACAGATTTATTAGAGATAGGTAATACTGTTTTTATTGGTCACAGAGGTACGGGTAAAAGCAAACATAAAATGTGGGGTAGAGGACTTACCGTAGATACAGCTCAAAATTTTATATCCGCGGGGTTGAAATATTTTACCCATCTGCAAGAGTTGGGCATTACCCAATACATTACTGAATACGATGGCGCGGTGTATGATAGCGCGTTTAAAACGTGGAAACGTTACGGAGATCGTGCAGATACTAAGATAGCCGTAGGTAGATTATCTGACGGAAATTCAAAAGCTTTTGTTGAATTAGGTGTAATTCCTTTATCTGAGGTAATGTAATATGTCGGCAGCAATAAAAATAGTTAAAAAAGTATTTAACAAAGCTGTTGATCTTGTCCAAGATGTAGTGGGCGCTGTTGGAGACATGGCTGATTGGGTCATGGATGAAATAGTCGATCCGGTTTTTGACGCGATACAAGACGTTGATTTATGGGACGTAGTTAAAGTTGCCGCCGCTGTATACGCACCATGGGCTATACCCCTTATTTCAGGGGCAGAAGCAATAGATCAAGGTGGTGATCTTGGAGACGCTTTTAAAGCCGCTGCAATTTCTTACGTATCGGCTGAAGCTGGCGCTATGGCTGGGGATTATGTGGGGACTGCTGTAGGGGAGGCTACGGGCAGTCAAATAGCTGAAACAATAACAACCGCGGCAATTTCAGGGGGTACTAGAGAATCTATAGGCGCAATAGCTTACGGAGAAGACCCTTTTGAGGCCTTTATTGCAGGAGGTGTAAGTGCGGGATTGTCCGCGGCAATGGGTGAGGTTGATACACTTACTGGAGCCAAACTTGAAGGAGTAGTAGACGAAGTTACTGGGAAAACTATTGTTCAACAAGTAGGCGGCGCTTTCTCTAAGCTTCCTCCTACAGCGCAAAATATTATAAAAGATTCTCTTGCGGCAGTTGCTACAGGACAAGATGTTGATGCAGGAGTTCTCGCTGGGGCTATAGCAAGAGCACATGTAACCACAGACTTAGTAAGCGCCTTTATTGGGGATAACGTAGACTTAGAAGCCGCTGAAATTGCGGCAATTACTTTAGCCGTTCAACGTTCTGCCGCCGCCGCTGCATCTGGCGGTTCTATATCTGATGCAGTAATGCAAACAGTAACTCAATATGGGCAAAATGAGTTTAATAAAGTTGCAGGAGAAACAGTTAGAACTGGAATTAATAAGGTATCAGGGGCGTATCAAAATTTAACGGAAGCGGTTGATAATATAGACGCCACGGGCGCAGAACGTATGGCTGTTGCGGAAAAATACAACACGTTAAAATTTGAATATGATGCTGCTTACGAAGTAAGAAGGGCAGCTAAAGAAGATTTTGATGATGCCAAAGCTAACTTTGAAGCAAACCCCACATTTTTAAATCAAGAAATTGCAATGGCCGCTAATGCGGTTCAAAAAGAAGCGGATAACGCTTTTTCTAAAGTATATGACGAGATACTGCCACAACTTGAACCGCTTGAACTTGAATATGATCGCCTAAATGATTTAATTCAGACGTATGAAGTAGACCTTTCCGCTGCACAAGACGAGCTAGTATCAGGCACTTCGTTAATGAGCGAAGAGTTTGTTCCCCTGTTTGGTGCTATAGACAAGGCTTTTGTCTTAGGTATGGTTCCTGATTTTGATGAGGAAAGTTATAGAAAATTTAACAGTATTCCTGAAGGTGAAGACGCTTATTTTCATTGGTTAACTATTGGTAAAGATGAAAATTTACCTACAAACGAAACTGAATACGAAAACGCATTTAATCGTAGACGCACGCAGTTAATAAATCAAACATTAGGTAGTCAGTTTCCGGGTTTAACTATTGCTAGTATTTCAGAAAATGAAGTTAAGCGTGTTATTAGTAATATAGATGAAAAGTACTCAACTTTAGCCGAACTTAACGATGCTTCATATGTAGATATTGCTCAGCTAATGTTGCAAGACGCTGGAGAAGCGTTTGTACAAAAATGGAACCACACAGCATATAATACTTGGGCTGAAAACAACCCTGAGCTTGTTCCAACTGGCGGGGGTGTAGATAAAAAATTAGACGAAGATGGTAGAGTAATAGTAGAGTTTGCCGCTAACACCACTCTTACCCCAGAAATAATGGACCTTTTGGGGCGCTTAGACCCTACTTATATACCTGACGGTATGGAAGGCGAACAATTAACTGACGCCGAATTATCAATTTTAAACTCCGCTATGAAACCGCCGACTGCAGCACAAGAGTTTGTGATAGATAGTTTGTCTCTTGATCAAGAGACAGCCGCAATGGCGATAGCAAGTAATCAAGCAAGTGTTCAATTAAGCCCTAACGGACTTAAAAAATGGGGCGAAACAGTATATAAATCTCCTGAGTGGAGCGAAAAATACGGGCAAATGGTGTACCGTTACGAATACACTCGGGTAACTGGTGGTGTTTTACAAAGCCAAAGCGAGGAGTATGCAGGTACCGGTATAGGAATTTATAAAGACGGAGAAGATACAGGTCAGGTAGGAGTACTGTATAAAACTCTTGATAACGCTACATGGTTAAACGCAGGTAATCCTGATCTTATAGATTTTGAAGACAGTTCACTTGCCGATGCAGGACTAACGCTAAAAGAAATTAAAGACGCTGACCCTACTCAATTTTCTACTATAGCGGCGGGATTAATAGATTTTAATGACGCTGTTGGACAGGCTGGAGCAGATGTAAAAAATGCCCTAGTAGAAAATTATGGGGATGCAGTTTACGAAGGTTTAAGAAACGTTAAGGTTTGGACTGAATCAGAGCACAACCAAGAAGATGACAGCAAGAATTGGTATTTAGACGCCGTAGGGTCTGCAACTAAAGGCGTTGGGGGTATACTTGAATTTACCAACGATGCTGTAAGTTTAATGTTAGGGTATGACCCTAATTCTGGTTCCGCTATTAAAATGGCAAACGCTATTTCTAATTTTGGTGGGGACATAACGTCACAAGCGTTTAAGGATCAAGTAAAAGTATCATCTGCTAATGTAGCAAACGCGGAAGGGGCTTATGCTACTTTATTAGCGTTTGGCACAGAAATTACCGATACTAACGGTTCGTATTTAACTGCTATTGTTTTTGAAGAGTTATCTCAAGAATTATTACCTGCGTTAGTTACTCGCGGTACATCCCTTTTTACTCGGGGACTTGCTAAAGAAAGTCTTGAGCAGTTAGGGCAAGAAGTAGCAACTAAATGGGCTGATGATCTTGCGCTAGGGGCAGGCGCAGCTACTGATATTATAGAGTCGTTTGGTGGTTCTGCTGGGGGTATGTATGATGAATCTTATGATTACCTTATTGCAGCGGGTTACAGCGAAGATGAAGCTGAACTTTTAGCTTATGATAGAGCTATAGCGTCTGGTACTGCCGCATCAGTATTTACGTTGGGGTCTTTTGGTGTTGGTGGATTAGACTACGATAAATATATACTTGGTAGAACAACTAAAAGCGCCGAGGGAAATGTACCTTGGACTGAGTTTACTCAACGTGTAAGTAATAACGCGTCTATAGTAATAGGTGAAGCTGGGTCTGAAGCTTTAGAAGAAGGCGCGTCTACCTATGTTGACGAACTTATACTGCATGACCTTGATCCTGATAGAGATATTTGGGGTAATGTAGCTGCGGGAGCGGCAATAGGTGCTGTAGCAGGAGCGGGTACTGTCGGCGGTGCTATGGCTGTCGGGAGTATTTTATCTAAAACAAACTCTACAATACATAACATTGTTGCAAATGCCCCTCCTACCCCAGAGGGAGCTATCGCCGCTGGAGAGCAATTAGCTGCGGCAGGCTTAACAGATTCTGTAATAACTAATAATATATTAAACGAAATAGCCCCTGATTCATATACTTCTACCGCGGATGTACAATATTTATTTAAAGAAATTAACCCTGATTACGTAGGGTCTATGGAAGAGTTTGAATCTTTTGTTGCTTCAGGTTCTCCTACTGATAGTAACCAAATAGACCCCATTAAAGAATATATAGACGAAAATTATATTGATATAGACGAAGTTAAACTTGCGGCAAAAGCACAAGGTATAACTTTAGACGATGAACAAGCGTTAGCGTATGTACAACAGATAAATCAAAAAGAAGCCGAAGCTGCAATTACTGCCGAGTATAATCCGCAAGGCACTACAGAAGCTGAACTTATGGCTGCTTTTGAACGCCTCGGGTATACAGACGAAGAAAGAGATCAGTTTACCTACAGCGCAAAAAATATCTACATGGACAACACCACGCCCAGCCCAAGAACTCTTTTGCGTAGAGAGCGGCAGCGGGACGTTGAGAGATTAGAAAAACTCAAACAACTAGAAATTGACCAGTTTACGGGGGCAATACGTGATGATGAGTTAGACGAGCTATTGTTTGGGTATGTAGACCCACGCCAGTTTACGCAAGAAGAAAAAGATGCTTATATAAAAGAATTAGGGTATACCCCTGAAGGTGATGAGTTAGACGAGCTACTGTCACCGTCTAATTTTGATATGGGTCTAAATGTAGAATACGAAAAACTTGCCAAACGAGAGCTTAAGCAGTTTATAGACCCTTTTGTAGTTGATGCTAATGAAGCTAAAAAAGCTTATGAAGACCTTGGACTTTTTGATGTACAACAAGGTGATATTGACAAACTTACTGGGCAATATTCTGAATCTGAAGTTGCGGGAAGGGCAAAAGATAACCTTACAACGGCGCAACTAAACAGTGTATCAGCATTATTAGGTAAACCTGAACGGTTTATTACTGACGCTGATATTAATTTTATAAGTGATTTGCTCGCACAGGATGCCGCGATTAGTGAGATACAAACATCAAAATATGATGTAACTGGGGATTCTTTAGTGGATCAAGCGGATATTACTGCAATGCAAGGTGTAATAGATTCTGATGCAGACGCACAAACTGAATTCTATAATACCCTAAATACAACTAATCCAAATAGTGTGTTTGGGGCAGCAACAGGCATAAACGCGGCTTTAAATACGCAAACAGATTTAAATACTGATTTAAATACGCAAATAAATACATTAATAGACACAAATATTACGCAAAGACAGCAAGAAAAAGAAGCGGAAAAAGAAGAAGAAATATTTGATATGGTATCTCAAAAGGGACGTGGGTCTGCATCAGAAGGCGAAATAGCCAAAATAGATTACATTTACGACTTTGAAGATATGCTAGCTAACCCCGAACAACGTAGTAAATATGCGTTTAGTAGCAACAAAAAACCTACTTTTTCTACGGGTGGACAAGTTATGGGTGAAAATGATATACTATTAAAGTTAATTGGAGAGAATTAATGAGCGAATATTGGGATGACTTTCAAGATAACTACAAAAATGACGATGGCTCATGGAATTTTGGTAAAGTAGCTAATACCGCGGGTATGTTAGCCTCATTAACGGGGATAACAAACATAGGTAATTCTACAAGGCCTCAAACAGGATATCAAGGTGGCATTGATAACCTAGTACGCCAACGACAAAGAGTAGAAGGCACTAATGACCCAAGCCGTAGACCCGGAGGTGCTGGGCAGCGTTATTTTACTAAATCTCGATATGTAGCAGCTCCAGAAACTGCCGAAACACTTCCATCACTTGCAGAAGAAGCAGCGGGTCTTAAAGCCGCAAACGCGGCAAATGTAGCTAAACAAGTTACTATTCCGGTAGTAGACGAACCCGCAACACAAAGCGGTACAAGTGAGTTTGGTATAAACGCGCAAGGGGGTATAACTCAACTTGTTGATAACTCTAATTTATCTTCTACTGATGCCGATTATACTATAACTCCCCGGCCCGAACTTTACACAAACCCGTCGCTGGAGAAAGATCGGCCTAACTTTGATCCTAATTCCGCGCCACCTACGGTGGCAACACCTGATCCGTTCTTTAACACATCTGATCCGATTACAACAACATCATCTGTTGTAGACGAGGCCGCATACGCTCATTTAGACCGACCCGGTGTAGATGGAATTAGAAATGATATGGAAGATTCTATTGCGGGAAATATTGAAAACGAACTTCAAAATCGAGAAAACGCTGATAGAAACGCATCTTACGCCGCAGGCGGTCTTGCGGGTTTAAAAACCGAAGCGCGAGGAAATAGACAACCACAACCTAGTAGATATCTTAACGGTTCTACGGATGGCATGGCTGATAAAATACCCGCTTCTATAGACGGTATGCAAGAAGCACGTTTAAGCGATGGGGAATTTGTTATTCCTGCAGATGTAGTTAGTCACCTTGGTAATGGTAATTCTAACGCAGGCGCAAAAATATTGGAAAATATGATGGGTCGTATTAGAAAACAACGTACAGGCACTACAGAACAAGCAAAACAAATAGAGCCTAAAAAATTCTTACCGGTAAGGAGTTAAATTATGGCTGTAGAATTAGATGACAAAGGCAATCCGATTGACACCGGAAGTTCTGAAGTATTAGCTGATTGGGTTGGTGATTACGCTACCGACATGTTGGCTGAAGGTAAAGCGGCGGTTGACGCTGGTTATGAAGCCTATACGGGGCCGTTAACCGCAGGGGTAAGTGATACTCAAACAGCAGCATTTGAAGGTGTTGCTGGATTAACGATGCCAACAGACACTGAAATGGGCGCGTTTAACCCCCAAACTTTTACAGCAGATAACGCGCAACAATATATGAACCCCTATCTTGACGCTGCCTTACAGCCGCAGATAGACGCGGCAGTTAGAGATTCAGAAATACAACGGTTAAAAAACAATAGCAGGTTAACTCAAGCAGGCGCATATGGCGGGTCTAGACAAGCTATTATGGAATCTGAAGGTAATCGTAATTTATACGATAGGGTTGGTGCTTTACGCTCTACGGGCTACGCCGATGCTTACGATAAAGCTATGAGTCAATTTAATACTGAACAATCAGCCGGACAAGCTGCTAACACTGCTAATAATGTTTACGGGCTAGATGCTTTACGTCTGCAAGGAGATTTGGGCGCAGAAGAACGAGCTATTACTGCAGAAGGTGTAGCCGCGGATAAAGCGCAGTTTGAAGAAGAACGGGATTATGATTTTCTTACTACTCAGTTTTTGTCCTCCTTGTTACAAGGCTTGCCTACATCTGCCTCACAGACAGATTTTGAAATTCCTAGTCAATTGGATTTAGCTACAATGACCGCTAGTGATTTTGAAGCATGGGCAAAGAATTTTACCGGTGACCAAGTTGGTGAAATTATTGAGGATGTTACAAGTGGCGAAACTAGCGCAGGAGTAACCTCATGATTAATTCTGGAGGCCTTGACGCTCAAGTTGAACAGCGTATGGATGCGTATAGAAACAATCCGCAACAACTAAAACAAAAATACGGGCAAAATAAAGAACTGCTAGATTTGCTAGCGTTACAAAAACTTACGTCTGAAAAACAAGCTGTTGCACGCGATATGCAGTTAAAGATGGAACAGCAGCCCGGTACAATAGCACAGCAACGCGAACAAGAAGCGTTACAGTTAACAAAACAAGAAATGGGTGGTTCGTTAAACGAATTAGCTGGACGTACAAATAGTACTCTCGGCCAAAAAAATGCTATGCAGAAAAAAAATATGCAGCGTATGGCTCAAGGAAAACCTCCACAACCAAACCAAGGCGGTCTTTCTACTTTAGCTAACCCTGCGCAGCCACCAGCACGTCCTCCAATGCAGCCCCCTGCAAGGGGTGGCGGTATTGCATCTATAAACCCACAACAACCTCGGCGTATGGCTAGTGGGGGTATAGTATCGTTTGTTGGAGGCCGGTTAGTAAAACTGAGTGACGATCAAAAGAAAAATTTGACGGACCAAGGGTTAGCAAGTCAAATTGATATTATCGAACGTATGCAAGATAATAGTCCAGAATACCAAGCGATGTTAGAACTTATTGGTCCTAAAGCACAATCTAGTGGTTTTGGTAGACTTGTAGACAATTTTTTAGGTGGTGGTACTTACGCAGAACAGCAAAGACAAAAATTAATTAACCAAGTTTACGAAAAGTATCGGCGGCTAGGTTCCCCTGTTGGTGCATTGGATACCGCAACACCTGAATCTCGTGAGTACTCGAAAAAAGTTCTTGAACAGTTTACAGGGCTTGATAAAGGTAATACCAATCTAACCAATGAAGAACTTCAGGCGCTTCTTGATCAAGATTTTAGTCCACAAGATGATGAGTTTGATTTTGATGTTCCTGCACCGGAAACTACAACTGCAGAAACGATTGATGCGGAAGCTGAAACTTCCTCTCCACCGCCAGCGCAATCTGAAGCTTTAGTTGATGTTTTAAACCCACCTAGTATAGAATTACCGGCAGCGCCAGAGGTAGTAACCCCAGATCAAACTGACGTAAATGCTTCTTTCAATGACCTTAAACGCCTTCAAGGGGAGGTACAAACAACACATACTAATTTAGGGGAGGCGGTAGGTAAGGGTTACGATACTGTAACCGCTGGCGTAGTTAAACCTGAGACTATAGTAGGAAAACTGCCTACTATGGAACCTGCTGATACTAACACATTTTTAAATGACCAAGACCAAGAAATAGAAACGGCGTTACTAGAACGTTCTGCGGAAGCCCTAGACTTTAATCCTGAAGAGTATGGCATAGCAGCAAGAAATGAAGCTGCCAGTTTTCAAAATCGCGGTGAATTTAGAGACAGGCGGCAAGCTTCTCTTGATAAAGCACAAGCAGAATACGATGCAATGTATAGCCCACGAAGACGTCAAGATATGCTTCGTATGCAATCAGCATCAGGAGCAGGTAGACCCGGAGGTGTAGGAGCAGCTTACGCCGATGCTTTACAGCAGCAAAATAAAGACGTAACCGCCGGTCTTAAATCGTTGCGTGATATTGATACAGATTTAATAAATACTGACACTTTGATATCTGGTAGGTCAATAGAGCAAGGGAATAATGTTGCTGCACGTACATCAACTGCAAAAAATAACGCCCTAGCATATGCAGCCGATACAGTAAAAAGAAATACAGACATTTCAAAATTAATTTTTGGACATTCCGCAGAGTTATCAAGGACTAATGCAACCAACGCGCAAAATGCAGCTATTCAAAGTGCCACCAACCAACAAAGCGCGGAGAATATAAATGCAATGTCGAAAACTGAGTTAAACAAGATAATATACGAAGGCGGATTAGAAGTAATAGGCGCAAGACTTGATACTCTTAGCGAAGATATGGCTACTGTTAGGGCTAGAGCTGCGCAACAAGGTGATATTGCTCTTGCTGATGCTAAGGCAATAAATGAATTGGCAATAAAAACGTATGAACAACAGTTTCAGTTAAATCTAGAAAACGCTAAACTTATAACTAAAAATGCGGCTGATGCTACTACTGCATTACAAGCGCATAGAACATTACAACAAGAAGCGGTAAAGTTATACCAAGCGGCTATAACTGAGTTTCTTTCTACTGATAGTAACTATCAGCGATTGCAAGAATTGTATGACGAGGCACTGCAAGATAATTTAAGCGAAGCTGAGTTACTTAATATACAAAGGCAAATAGACGCTAGAAGAACTAGCGCCGGAGAAATGCTTATGACCAGCCCTGAAATTACGGGTATCTTAGGCATAATACAAGCATATAACGAAGAAATTAAAATTCTTCAGGTACGTGCGGGTATGGAAGTTCAAGAGGTAAATGAAGGCAATTCTACTATTGAGCAGCCAGTGCAATCTGAAAATCCACCCGTACAAGGTGATACTCGTTAATATAAAAGGTTTATCTAGTGGCAATTTACACATTAACTGACAAACGCACTGGTAATTCTTACGAAGTAAACGCCCCGATGGGGTCTAGTAATGCTGAAGTGCGAGAAATATACAATAGTAGTATTCGTGCTGCGCAATCGGCTAAAGAAAAAGCGCCTATAAACAATATTCGTGCTGCTATGCAATCGCAATCTGAAGATGTGCTTGAGCGTGCAAGAGTATCTAAAGCAGGGGCATTAGATTACCTTGGTGAAATTCCAAAAGGACTTGCTAGTGGCGCAGCAGGTTTTGTAGAATCTAGTGCATTAGGTTTAGCCGCGCTTATGCCCGATGGCTTTGAAGATTCTATAGTTCGTCCCGCAATAAAAGCAGGTGGTAAAGCAGTACAAGATTATCTTTCCCCCGATGTTGGGATTGGTAATAGTATTCCTAGAAAAGTTAGTGAAGCCACAGGTTCTTTTTTAGCTCTTGGAGGAGCGTCTTTACTCCCGGGAGTTGGTACAGCGGCTGCGGCTACTATGGCTGTATCTGCGGGAGCAGGGGAAGCAAGTGAACGCGCAAGAGCGGATAATGCTAATCCTGATGATCGTTTTTTAGCGTCTGTATTAGGAACTATTCCCGGTGCATTAGAACTACTCCCTATTAAATTTGTTAAAGTCATTAGCGCGGGAGAAAAAAGAGAATTAGGAAAAAGTTTAATACGTATTACAGAATCTGCTGGAGTAGAAGCCGCACAAGAAGCGGTAGCGGCTGTAGGTCAAAACCTTATTGCGCAACAAGTCTACAAACCAGATCAAAAATTAATCGAAGGGGTAGGAGAACAAGCGGCGTTAGGCGCTTCTGTCGGTGCGATTATACAATCTACTATAGAAGCTTTTCTGCCTAGAACACGTGGTGGGGCTGATAATACTACGAATACTCCGCTACAAATTACTGATCAAAGAGGTGGGATAGCAGGATTACTTCCTTCCCCAGCAATGAACGCTGAATCTGATGCAAAAACAAAAGCGGCAGGTGGTAGGCGACAAGCCACCGCAGATATAAGTAGAATATTAAACACAGAAGACGAAGTAACTCTTGGAGAAATGCAAGACATTGTATCCCGTACTGGAATAACATTACCAGAACTTGATACTATTGTTTCGGCTGAAATGGGCAAACGTGGAAGTAGGTTTGCGGCAAACGCACAGGCCGTGGCTGAAGATGAAGCAACTACACCAGATATTGTACCTACTTCAACGCGCTTGTCTCAAGCAGTACAAGACGCCCTAGGAGGCGGTTCCGCGGTGCAGGGCGCTGCACGTAGGCGGCAAGAACAAAACGCGTTAGAACAAGATAATGTAGCCGCGTTTGAACAACCTGATTTGTTTGCTGCAGAATTAGAAGCCGCGCAAAAAACAAACCCTGAAGCGGCTGCAAAAGACGCTAGACAAACTCCCGAACCTACACCTGATATGTTAGGACCAATAGATTCAGGTAGGGGGTTTAACCCTGAAACTGATTTAGTTGACCGTATCGCTGCGCTTAAAGCGCAAGAAGATAACGCAACTGTACGCCGCAATAATGCTAATGCACGCGAAAAAGAACAAAGTTTTACAGATGCAAAACCGCTTATGGATGCAGCGGCGGCAGCTCCCCGTGAACAAGCTCAAGCTCGACGTGATGCAGTAGTAAATAAATTATTAGCCGCATCTAACACCACTAGCTATACTAACACAGAAAAAAGTTTACTCCGTGGGTTGCAGACTGCAGGTATGCCTCAACCACTTACAGATAAAGAAAAAGAAGCCGCAAAAATGCGGGTGAAAGAAATTAAACAGGGGCGAGTAGTACCCGATAATACTAAAGCTGTATTTACGCCGCCAAATAAAATTGGGCCAAGTATTCCTTCTGCAAATGAAGAGCAGTTTGTTTATGAAAGCGAGAACAATGATTCAATTGACCCCGCAACAGGTAGAGGCCGCGTTTCAGATTCTGCACAAAATGGCGCTCGGACAAGACCCAGCAGTGATCAAGAAACAAATCCCGTCAACCCTGTTCCACCTAGAAAGGAAGGATTGGGACCACCTGTGTCTGGCGCTGGAAGCCCTCCTACAGGAGCAAAGCCAAAGCCAGATTCATTAGGTCAATTCTCGTTTAATTTAGGCGATACTCCTACAAAACCACGACAAAGCCCACAGCAACCTTTAGTTACGCCAAATACAAACGAAGGAAATCAACAATCGTTTGTTTTTCCTGAAGGAAAACTTGATCCACGCGCCCCTGACACAATAAACAAAGCCGCGGTGTTAAAAAATATTTTAGCGACAGGCGGTGTTGATGGGGCTGTTTTGTTTGATGTTAACCAACGTAAAACGAATAAATCTACTCCTCCCCCTAAACCTAAAAAACCTAGAACGAGTAAATCTTCTGGGTTGTCTCCTTACGACAAACAAAAAATAGAGCAAGCGGCAGCACGAAAAAAAGCGGCGTCTTCTCCTGCTGTACCTACCCCTGCAGTAAAACCTGCTCCTCCCCCTAAACCTGAAAAAACTACCGACGAAAAAATACGTACTCTATACGCAGAAGAAACTCCTAAAGCGGTTAAAGAGGAATTTGGAGGAGGAAACGTAGAAAAAACTACTAACCCGTTTAGCGAAGCGGATAACAAAAAAATATTAGAGAAAATATTATCTGGCTTTAACAAAAGCGACAAAGGCAAAAGAGATGTTGCCCCTATTATTGCGTATTTACAAGCTTACGAAAATCCTTTTGACGGTATAAAAATGGCATTAACTGATTTAGCCGTTAGCACACCTATAACAGAAAACTCCCGTATAAACGATCCTATTGCGGCTAGAACCGCCGAAGCGCGTAAATATATGGGGGGAAAACCAGCAAATAAAAGAAATACAGCTCCTGCGCAAAAAGTAATTGATTGGGCAAGAGCCACACTAAGTAAAGATGCAAACGAAAAAATAAACCGAGCACAAAAAGATATAGCTAATAACGCAAAAAGACTTGTGTTTGATAATCGTGGCCCAGATAGAGTTGTTGTTGCATCCGAAAAGAAATTACTTAACGATAGGCTGCAATTAGAAGCTGCAGTTCTTTCAAGCGCAGTCAACCCACAAGAATTAGTAGACAAATACCCAAAACTATACCCTAATGTAGAAGCTGTAGAAAAAGCTATGGCAGAAGAAATGGAAACTTTTGGGATACGTGCGCTTGAACTTGAAACAGACGCAGTTGGTTTGGATATTTTAATTCACCCAGAAATAGAGCAATCCATTCGCGGAAGCGATTTGGGCAATACGCTATCGAAAATTTCGACATTTCATCCCAGCAAAATTATTCGTGGTTTGGCTGAAGTTTACCTAAAATTAAAAGGTACAACCAAGCTCGTCATAAAGAAAAACCTCAAAACAAAAGACGGGCGTCGGGTAGCAGGGATGTTTGATCCCACTGATAACATAATATACTTAGATGCTGACACTGGTATCAATTACCACACGGTAATGCACGAAATGACCCACGCGGTTACAAGTGCCGAAATATCTAACCCTAAAAATGTAGCTGCTAAACAGTTACAGGAACTACTAGATAACATCCAAGACAGTTTAGGTACAGCTTACGGGGCCAAAAACATTAATGAGTTTGTAGCTGAGGCTATGAGCAACCAAAAATTCAGGGAAGAACTCTCTTCTATAAATACTAATGGTGAGCCTATAACCGCTATGCAGCGGTTTATGAATATCGTTAACAATTTCTTAGCTAAGATCACCCAAAAAATACCGTTTATAAAAATAGCCCCTAAATCATTATCGTCTTTAAATGAAGTGGATAATCTAGTTACAGGGTTACTCGCAGTCGCGCCAGAAAGCAGACATGCGGAACAACTTCTTATGGACAGCACCGCGGGGGGCGTAAAGAAATTCTACGACACCGCAATCCTAAAGACTAAAAAAACTATAGACAAAACTAGCCGAGAGGATTTTAAAAACAACGCTAGTGAGTTTTTAACTTGGGCGGGAGAAGGTTCTAGAAGTATGTTTTTGCGGTTGTTGGGATCGCAGAGCCTCGCGGATGTAGCAGATAAGGCGGGGTTTAAGCGTCTTGGTTATGTACTAGACGAAATAATGGGGAAACAACGTGGTGAAATCGCGCTTGAACACGCAAGCGTAAACAATGCGATTACCAAAATGCTGAAAAAATTGGGTGCGGGTACGGCAGAAACCGCGTTTAAACGCAGGGAAATGTTAGACGATATTATATATAGTTCTGATTACGGGGCTACAATATTCCAAGTGGACCCTAGCAAACCCAAAACCGCGTACACTAAAAAAACAGGTAAAGGCAAAGGTAAGTCTTTACTAGACAAAGACGGTAACGAGTTACTGCCTATATGGGAAGCACAACAAAAAATATGGAACGATCCTGCCTTTGGCAAAGAAGGTAGAGAAGTATTCAATGAAATGCGTGCAGTTTACAAAGATCAGTTTAGAAAGCTACGTAAAGTTATCTTAGGGCAAATAGACGAATTAGTGACGGACAAAAAACAAGCCGATAAACTCAAAAACCAAATATTTGCTAAACTCTTTGACCGCGCAGAGTTAGACGTTTACTTCCCCCTTCTGCGTGAGGGCGAGTATGTATTACGTTATGAGGCTAAAAATCCTAAGAAGCCAAGCCAAGCACTGATACTGCAGACGTTCGCTACTAAACGTGAAATGGAAAAAGCAAAAGAATTCTTAGCGGGTACGAACTTATATAAGAACATAAACGAGGCAACTGATTTAACAAACAAGAACACTTGGAAAAAGAGTAGCTCTGCGGCAAATGTAGACCCCAGTTTTGCCCTTCAAACACTAGAAATACTGGATAGGGCGCGGATGAAAGACCCCGCTGACCCAAACAACACCACAAAAATACCGCAAGATGTTAAAGAACAAGTTATGAAGTTGTTTGTAAACTCCTTGCCTGAAACTTCTTTTGCTAAGTCTATTCAGAAACGAAAAGGCACCCCCGGATACATGCGTGATTCTGTGTTTGCTGTAAAATCTAAGGGGTACGGATTAGCAAGCCAAACAACTAAATTTAAATACGGGGCTATACTCCGCAATTACGAAGCTACGGTGCGCGATGAAGCTAAAAAACTTAAAGATGTAGATAATAAGAGCGGCAGAGTTTTCGGGCGTGGCAAAGAGAAATTTCGCACGGCGCGTTTTTTGGAAAACAACTTAACCGCCCCCATTAACGATATAAGAGATGAGTTAATCGGGCGTGCAAAATTTGCGCGTGTAGGAGCATCTAATAAAAACTTTGAGGCTTGGGGTAGAAGAATTAACCAGATGGGCTTTATCTGGACAATCGGGTTTAACACCTCCTCCGCACTGGTTAACCTATCGCAAATACCACTATTCGTTGCCCCTTTCCTCGCGGGAAAATACGGACTGTCTAAAACTAACGCCGCCATACAAAAAGCTTACGGTAATGTATTACTAGGTGGTACAAGAGGTGGAAGTATAAACACCATCACTAATTTCTACGATGTTGTCCTAAAAAAGGATAAAGATGGTAACGTGGTTGAAAGGGAATTTGTACTCCGCAAGGACTTAAAAAACCTACCTGAAGGCCGTGAAGCAGAACTAAAACGCATGGCATTATTAGTAAAAACTGCTTCGGATCGTGGGTTGTTAGGTACTAGTATGTTAGCGGAAGCTATGGGGCTTGATGAAGGCGCTATGGTAAGTAAAAACTCTACATGGTTTCAAAAAGCAGGGAACGTGGCAGACAAAACCGCGGTGTTCTCTGCATTTATATTTAACCACGCGGAACAGGCTAACCGTCAAGTAACGCTAATGTCTTCGTTTGAACTAGCTTTAGACGCCATAACAAAAGGCAAACCCGCTAACGCAACGGACGCTCAAATAGAGGAAGCGGTTAAACGGGCTATCCACGATACTCAGGAAACAAACGGGGGTACTTTTCTGGAAACTGCGCCCAGTATATCACGTGAAGGTGTGGGCCGCATCGCAATGATGTACAAAAACTACGGTCTGCAGATGTACTACACTATGTGGAAGACAGCTAAGATCGCTATTGATAGTGACTTAGGGCCATTTAAAACTTCTACGGAACGCCGGACAGCGGCTAAACAATTAGCAATGCTACACGGAACCGCAGTATTTTTTGCGGGTGTGCAAGGTCTACCTCTCTATGGCGCGTTTCGTTTACTACACAGTATCTTCTTTGAGGAGGAAGACGAGGAAGACTTCAACACTCAAGTTCGTACTGCGGTAGGCGAGGGTTGGTACAAAGGCGCGATCACTTCTGCTACGGGGCTAGATGTTGCAGGACGAATGGCTTTGACAGGTTTGTTGATCCAAGAAAACCGTTATAATAATGATCCATCGCTAGAAGAACAGTTAGCGTTTCATTTTGGCGGTGTAGGGTTCAGCGTAGCGAACCGCATGTACCGAGGCTATAATGATTTAACCTCTCCAGAAGGAGACATGCAACGCGCGGTAGAAAGCATTTTACCTGCAGGGTTGAGCAACATACTACGTGCCTCCCCCATTGGGCGTTACGGGCAAGAGGGTGGAGTATTTACAAGGCGACAAGACCCTATCTATGATGATTTATCAGCAACACAACTAGGTTCGTGGATGTTAGGTTTTGCTCCTGCAGAATATACAAAGCGTCAAGAGCAGAATTCTATGAGCAAGGGTATAGATATCGCAGTGGGTAAAACCCGCACCTTACTTCACAAACAATATTATTTGGCTAAACGTATGCGAGATTACAGTGAGTTAGCTGAAGTCAGAAAAAGAATAAAAAAATTCAACGCAAAGCATCGTGAAGCACGGATAACGCAAGACAGCATTGAAAACTCTATAGCGCAACACAAACGAACTTCACAGGATATGTATAACGGCATAACTTTAAGTAAGTTGTACAGAGAAAGCATTGAAGAACTTAGAGATAAGTGGGAATAAAAAACCCCCCACACTTGGGTAATGTGGGGGGCAAGGGGAGGTAACAGACTACCGGAAGGCGAACCCTCTGTATGGGCATACAATAGTCCGTTACACACCCTCTATCATGTGGTTCTCCATATGCGAAGCCCAAAAACGTTGCGTGAACGCATTTTTTCTACTGCTACGCGGGTTTTTATAGTCCAACACCGCTTTACCGCCATAGTTTGCACCTGCGCTTTTGCTTTCGTAGTATTTATACATGGTATAAACACCGAAGAACCTACTCCCATAGCGTCCCAATCTACAGCAATCCTAACTTCATCGGGGGTTAGATCACTAACCCTAAGCGGTTTCTGATGTACTGCCAAACCCGTTTAACCTCACACAGATTGTCCACGTAGGAGGTAAGTCAAAGGTAGTGCCTTTACTCAAACGCATTTTTACGCGTGTAGCACCCATCTCCTTCATCATACCCTCTACCGTACTAGTGTAATCAATTTTCTGTTCCCCCAACCACGCTTTTAGTTCTCTTGGCTTTATAAAAAACAAACACGTATCTGTTTCAAAACGAGCGACAAACTTACCCCTAGGATCGTTTTCGGGTATAACTAACGCGGCTTCCGCACGCCCATCGTCCGTGCTTTTTAATTTGAGTATACTCCCCCAATGCTCTGTAGCGAACTCAGTAACTAAAGTCTGAACAGACGAACTACTATCATCAACAAACGCCTTAACCCGTTGTAGAGTTTTTACCACCCATTTATACAAACGCTTCAGGTCGTAATTTATTATACCACACTCTTTAGCCGCTAACGCTCCAGTTAATATTACTGCACAACCACCAGACCAGAAGCGGTTTTTGTTATCTAGCCCCGCTGCTTTATCTAGCTTCGCTTTGATACGAGCGTAATTAGCGGCTAATGCTTCCCTATTTCTTATAATGTACTGCACAAACTCAGGACCAAAATGCCCGTAATTTGTTTGCACGTCCTTCAGTAAATTCTCAGACGTCAACGGGTCCACATCTAACAGGGGCATTTCATCCACCCGCAACTCCAACAACCGCTGCATCTCGGCTTTTGTATCACCCTTAACCATAGCCATCTGCGCGTACATACTAACATTACCTGATGAGTACGCTAGTAATCGCCAAGGCTTGCCCCTAACGCGCTCCATATTACCCCCACCCGCCATACGGTTT